ATACTAGGTACACGACCCCTAGAACTACTTCGTTTATTTCACAACCATTCGGTGCTCGTGAATACGATTTATTTCATTTTGAGACGATCTCGGACGGCGCCGAAGCTTCGGATAAGTTCAAGGTTTCCATTGCTAATCTAAGAGCCAGTACGGATCCTAATAATAAATTTGGGACGTTCGAGGTGAGATTGCGAGACTTTGATGATAGTGATACTAATCCGGAGATACTCGAGCGGTATCCTGAATGTACATTAGATCCCAACTCTGATCGCTATATTGCCCGACAGATAGGCGATAAGAAAGTTCGTTATGATTTTGATCAAGTGGACCCGGACGAGCGTCGTTTGGTGATCTCCGGTAAATATCCTAACGTATCGCGTCGCGTAAGGATAGTGATGCATAAATCGGTTACAGATGGTGACGTTCCGCACAGTTGCCTTCCGTTCGGCTTTCGAGGGCTTCCGGCCCTCAAGACTTCGGATACGCTCACAGACCTGACTTCGACTGCGCTAGTAGGTGGCGACGGCCGAACTCTAGGCACAGCAGCCGGCCCACGCCGGCTCACAGGGCAAATTACTGGCAGCCTTATCCCCTTCGGCACCGGCCTAGGCCAGCTCGCTAGTGCCCTTTCGGGTTCCATAGTCCCTCCCGTCCCGCTCAGGTTTAAAGTTACCAGAGGCCAAGTTAACAATTCGACTGTCCCTGCGTATGTGGGCGCACCCGGTAACAATGAGAGAGTAGACGGCCGTTATTATTGGGGCGTAAAAGGAGACAGGTTACCGCTTTCTTCTTCGCTTTCGACTAACGGGATCGCCAATGCAATCATGAATTCCAATGCTAGCAGTGTGGCCAATCCGCTGATTCGGGCCTATACGAAGTTTTCTGGCATCCAAAAGTTGGATACACTAGTAACTGGCACAGGAAAGGACGAGTTCAACAATGACAAGTTCACGCTAGCTAGAGTGGCGTTTGGTAATAACAGTGCCAACAATCTGCTATCGGAAGTGTTTACAGTAATTACGGGTACGGCTAGAGAGCACATAAAAGAGGCCGCCTATCTTCGCAACGGGGTACCCGATAGGAGCTCCTACACCATCAGCGACGGCCTGATGGCGAATCGATTCACGCTGGCATCACTGGTACAAACCAGCTCGGTCGTATTCAATAGATTCCAGGATTTTTGTAAATTTACGAACATCTTTTATGGAGGCTTTGACGGAGTCAATATATTGGATGAGAGTCAAGCTTTTTTCATGGATAGATCGATGTCTTCGGATACTGGCGGAGAGGCCATAGACGGCGACCCAGATCTGGGATTGGTCCAGGTTGGCAGCCAGAATCAGGCCGGCACCGGTCGCTTGAATAACAACGTGGCATCGATGAGAAGAGCGGTAGATATTATGACTGATCCTATGTCAGTTAATATCAACATCTTGGCGATTCCTGGAGTTAGAGAGCCATTTGTAACTGACCATGCTTTAGATAAGACAAAGGCATATTCTCAAGCGATCTATTTGATGGACCTCATTCGATATGATCAAGACAATGCTCGACTGTACGATGATTCTCCTGCTTCTAAAAGGCCTGATGTAAGAGAGACGACCGAAAATTTTGAGTCTCGGGCTCTAGACAACAACTATGGCGCAACCTTCTTCCCGGACGTCTTCATCGACGATCCTATTAACAATCAAGTAGTGAAGGTCCCTGCTTCTGTTGCTGCGTTTGGAACTCTGGCCTTTAATGATAAGGTTGCATTCCCTTGGTTCGCTCCTGCTGGATTCAATCGAGGCGGCCTAGATTTCGTAGTGAATGTAGAGACCAGGCTTACGTCTGATGATAGAGACACGCTCTATGATGCTAGAATAAATCCGATTGCTGTATTTCCTAAGGCAGGATTTGTCATCTTTGGTCAAAAATCTTTACAGATGGCAAAATCAGCGCTGGACAGAATCAATGTTCGACGATTGATGCTTGAGATAAAGCGACAAGTTGTTCGAGTGGGCGATCGATTGCTTTTCGAGCCTAACAACGCTCAAACGAGAGCGCGCTTTGTTTCCCAAGTGACTCCTTTGCTAGCCCTGATCCAAGCCCAAGCAGGGGTTGAACAGTTCAAGGTAGTGTGTGATGAAACGAATAATACCGCAGAAGATGTCGAAGCCAATAAAATGAATGGCAAGATCATCGTGGTACCAACCAGGGCTGTCGAATTCATTTCGATCGACTTTATTATCACAAATAGCGGAGTGAGCTTTGAGTAAGTGATAAATATAGTAAGAAGAACGATTCAGGAGATGCTATAATGGCAGAGTTAACAGGCAAAAGCGCCGGTGTAAGCACACGAGAAATTGATCTATCCGGACCTACTCAAATATCCCCCCGCGGGGTGCCAGCAGGCGTTATTGGCACTGCTGTTCGTGGTCCGGCTTTTGTGCCAGTCACGGTTGGTACTTTTCAAGATTTTGTTGCCAATTTTGGCAATACAAACGGCGAGGATTTCGGGCCATTAGCTGTCAACGAATGGATGAAAAATGCTTCCGCCGGAACATATGTTAGGTTATTAGGTGTAGGAGACGGTAAGCAGAGAGACGCTACAGACGGTGCAGTGACCAACGCTGGATTTGTGGTAGGTCAACAGCTTCCTCAAGCGAACGGCCTTCTTGGCAGAAATCCATACAATGAAGCCCATGTTGCTGGAACTACTTCTGGATCGCTAGGAAGAGCTTATGTGTTGGGCTGTTTCATGTCTCAATCGGCTGGCTCCACTTTGCTTTCTGATGCGGGGATCCTTTCGGGTACTAACGATGCGTATCCCATAATCCGCGGAGTGCTATTTGCGCCTTCCGGCGTGGTGCCTTCGTTGAGCTCTTCTGCAGAGACGAACAATGCTGCATCTACAACCCTCGGGGGTAGCAGCTTTGGCGGCGTAACTACAACGAATGGCGGCGCCTCCATAGGAGACGTCGTTACAGGTTCTGCCCTAGATCAGTTTGTTATGATCTTAAACGGGCTCAAAATTAGTGATTCCTATTCTAATATAGTAACCGCATCTTTTGATCCGAAAAGCACTAGCTATTTTGGAACTGTATTCAACACGGATCCCACTAAGATAGAAGAAGCAGGCCACTTCCTGTATACGCGTTACGACGTAGACCCAGCGATCGCTGTCATCACTGGATCCGGAATCGGACCGGCCGGTGGCCTCACAAAAAACAGTCCGGATACATCGGCTACACTGGCATTTCTGTTGTCTGGTTCGGCCGGCCGCGGCACGAGTGCTGCGACAACTGCCACTAACGTAGGAGCTCCGGATTTCGAGTCTTTCACTGATCGCTTCACCTTGGCATCATCGCCTTTTGTGATTTCACAGCAGTTCGGAGGTTCCAACAAGAACGTGTTCAGAGTGCACGCAAGAGATGCGGGTGCTGTTGGTAACACAGTGTTTAAGATCACTATAGAGAATGTTCAAGCCTCAACTAACGATCTAGAGAAGTACGGCCAATTCGACTTGTTAGTGCGTAAGTTTGACGACTGGGACCAAGAACCTAAAGTTCTAGAGTCTTTCCGCGGCCTCAGCCTGAATCCTTCATCGGATCGCTATGTTGCTAGGATCGTTGGAGATTCGAATTCTTTTTACGATTTTGATAAGAAGGCGGGCAGTCAAAAACTGGTCGTTGAAGGAAAGTATCCCAATAATTCACAGTATGTTCGAATAGAAGAATCGGACGACTTACGTTTGGGCCGCCTAGACGCAACCGCCATCCCAGTGGGCTTCCGTGGGTTACCTCACTTGGTAACATCCGGTACCGCAACGGACGGCAGTGCTACGACGAATATCTTGACCGGCACATATTCAACAACCATCAATTCGGACATCGTTGCTAGAGTCGTCCAGTTGCCAGTACCAATGCGCGAAACTGTTGCGTTAGGTTTAGTGCCCAAGAAGAAGGCCGATTCATCCTTGACGTGGGGTGTACAGTTTGAGAAGAAGGACAAAGCTAATGAGCCTAACAAGAATACGTCCTTAAATCTGACTCTGCCCAATCTAACCAAGTATTTTCCGGATTACCACATCACCAATCAGAATCCTATTGTGAGCAACAA